GGAGATTGTGGTTCACCAATATGTTTGCATTCCAACAACAGTGCATCTATACTTGGTTTCCACGTCTCAGGCAGGCCCAATGGGATTGGATATTGTAATACCATGACAGCAGAATATGTCCAAGAAAGAGTTAGAGCTTTAAATGCCTGCTTTGTACAAGGCTTGGAGGGTGATGTAGTGACTCTTATTGGTGACACACAGGTTTACCACACCGATGCCATTGATTATCTTGGAGAGGTTCCACCTTCAGATCAGTTTCGCAATCCTGACAAATCTTCTATCGTACCGTCCCCTTTTCACAATCGTTTGAAATGGGAACCTACCACGAAACCAGCTCACTTGAAGAAATTCAATAAAGATGGTGAAGAGATTAATCCAATGCGACTTGCTATCAAGAAGCAATTTGTGCCTGCAGAAACATTTGATCCAGATATATTGGATATGGCAGCAAAGGATTTCAAAGACACAATTCTGTCTCAAAAGTCGAAGTATAAAGCTCAAGAAAATAAAATAATCGATGAGTATACGAATTTGAATGGAATTGATGGTGATGATTACCTGAGTTCGATGAATCTGCGCACCTCTCCGGGGTATCCTTTTACAAAAGATCCACTTTTTAATTCCGATCCAAGGAAAAATAAATTTGGTTTTGTTCAAGAAATTTCGGAAGATAGGTACGAATTGAAGCCAGAAGTTAGGGCAATCATTGAAGAGAAAGAACAAGCTATGCACCTTGGTGTTGTACCTTGTTTTGTTTGGACTGACAATATGAAAGACGAAAGACTACCAAACGACAGAGTTGATGAAGGTAAAGTCCGGGTTTTTAATTGTGGTCCACTTGATTTGAATTTTCTCACAAGAAAATACTTCTTATCCTTCATTGCACACTGTATGTACAACAACACTGGCGAAGTGTCTTGCGGTATAAATCCGCATTCGAAATCCTGGGATGTTTTGTACAGAAGAATTACACGTCATGGGGCTGATCGCATCATAGCTGGAGATTATTCTAGTTACGACAAGCACCTTCCATTTGATGTAATAATGAAAATGTTGGATGTTATTCAAGAATACTACAATGATGAGTTTTATATGATACGTAGAGGGATTTTTCTCGCTACATTCAATGCTATTCATTTATGTGGTCGTTCTTTGTATAGGTGTTTTCGTGGCAATCCTTCTGGTACCCCATTGACTACAATTATAAATTGTTGTGTGAATGCTTTATTGTTTAGATATGCATACATGACAATGGCAATTGAACGTAATCTTAATCCTTATGATTTTCGTTTACATGTAGAATTTGCTTCTTATGGTGATGATAATCTGTCTGGAGTATCTGTTTTATGTCCTTGGTTTACTGCTAGAAGTTTTCAAGCAGTTATGAAAAAGCATGGTATAAAATATACTTCATGTTCGAAAGGTAATATCGAGGTTGATTATGAAAGCATTAATGATGTTACATATCTTAAACGTTCATTTGTGATTAGATCAGGTTGGACTTTTGCTCCTTTAGATAAGAAATCGATTCATGAGATGATGCAGTGGTGTAAGCCTACGAATATGGAAGCTGGTGAAATTATGCAATCTACATTTGATTCTTTTTGTAACCATATGGTGCATTATCCCAAAGAGGAGTTTGATGAGTATGTTGATCATGTTTTATCAGTTGCATGCGACCTACCTGAGCCTGTTGAGCTCAAGCGGCACAACTTTCAGACCCTGTTGAAGGATCTGTTGGATGCGTCATACTAATGGTGATATCCACTTCCAGCAATAAGTACCAATATGCTGGATTTGTTCACTAGATGGAGATCTTATACTCTTGGTACACTCAGCATCTTGTTTGAGATTACAA